TCTTCTGTCGAGTCCCACTCAACTAATGCAGTTGTCCCTGTACTAGCAGCAGTCTGGTCGTTGTTGTTGGTGAACTCACCATAAGGCGCACCATCTGATTCAGCCGCATCCGAGAACGGAATCAGGATAATTTTGGTATCAATTGAGATACGCTCGTCAACCAAAGAGGTTGTTGTAGCGTTGCTAGTATTTAGCGTGATCGTGCCAGTATTGTTGGTCTTGCCGTCCATCACTCCGTTGAGGATTTCAGCGACCGCACGAGCATCACCCCCGAACGGAGGCAACCTTCTAAACATCATCTCATTCCAGCGGGTTGAAGCTCTACATCCACCCCAATAGCCGTCTGCCAGTTAATCCCAGTTGGGTTCACCCGAACCCTGTGATACTTGCCAAATGACCTCAAACCAACTCGGTTCTCAGAACTTGCAGCCACTGAGCCATTAAAGACGGGTGTCTGACTCAGAAGTAGCCTAGAGGCTACAGATATATCCGCAGATCCACCCTCAATTAAAGGTTTGGCAAGGGTTATGAGAGAACTCTGTCCGCTTGACTCCAAATCTGAGGTCTCGATAACCCCGACTTTATTAGTGCCAGAGAAGGAAATAATCTTTGCTCCTCTAGTCCCAGTAAGGTTTAACTTGCCACCGAGCCAAACCCTAGAGTCCAGGGAAGTCCCCAAAGCGTCTATAGAAGCAGAGAAGGCATCTAATCCTTCAAGCGTTACACCAGGCGTTGCAGAGTTACAAATCCTGTTAATGGTCGTGTCAATGATTGACCAGCGTTGGGTAATTGTGTGATAAACCAAAAGCCTGTAGGTGTCCTCAAGCGATGGATACCCCCAAACAACCAAGTTTCTAACCGGATCAATAGCGGCAGACATATCTTCAATGTTTGCCTCAACCAAGTCTGAGAAGAAGAATCGGTTGATCTTCTCAGCCCCAATCGGGATGACCTTCTGACCATCACAAGCATAAAAGCCATCGTCTGACAGGAAATAAGTCACGCCCTGCCATTGGACTACAGAGTTAGACTCGTAGCACCCACGGTTCCTAGCAATGTTGTCAAACTGGAACACAAGCGGAGTTCCGACATAACTCATGCGGAATATGGCTTGCTCCATGAGCACAAGGCCAAACTCACCACCCGTAATTCCCATGACATTGCCACCGTCAGGGATGTCTTGGAAATCCGACTGCGTTACCGAAGAAGAAGTCCAAGTTGTAGGGTCGTTAATCCCAGACCATTGCACCCGATTGGGATTTGATGCTTCATTAGCAGAAACCACAAAATCCCGCACCACCGTCACAAACTTTGATGTTGGCGCACCAGAACTCAATTCCTCGAATGTTCCGGTTGTTGTCAGGTCGTAATACTGGAGCTTATCTTTTCCGTTGGCGGCAATCACATTGTTGCCAAACTGAGTAAAGAACCAGCGAGATGACTGTGTATACCCAGAAGTCGTAGCCGACACATCATCCATACTCAAATCTACTGAGTCTAAGAGATATAACATCGTCTGGCTTCCAGCAAATACCTTTGTCGCACCAGTTGAGTCTTTAGCCGCAAAGACATTGTTTAAGTCTTCAGAAGCAGCACCAGAATAGTCAACAGAGTTAGGAAACGGCCCGTAACCCACCGCCTTCGGGTAGACATTTTTAGCCTGAGTCAACGCCCCAACAAGTCCGGGCTGGTCAGGTAGCCACTCACCAAAATTTATGCGACTTGTTGCCATTGATTGTTTCCAGCAGGAATAGTTGTCCAGTTGTTATCGACGGGTGCGATAAGACTCCATGAGTTCGCTTCATCAGGATCAGGAGACCACTCCTCACCGTACTTGTAAGCCTTGGCATTACATACCGCACTAGCAGATATAGCGGCAGATCCAGTAACCGTTGCACCCGTGAACGCCTCGCCAGTAGCGGTTACAGTGCCAGATGCGGATATAGACCCAGCGGCTTCTTTTAGTACGGAAGCAAATGCAGATACAGACCCAACCGCAGATATAGAGCCGGAGGCTTCTATCGAAATCCTGCCCTCTGCTGTCAGATTTCCGACACCCGAGATGCTGGCAACACCAGACATAGTGGCGTTACCCGATGCAGACATATCACCAGAAGCAGAGATCACCCCGCTTGAGGTCTGAATCCTTGTCCCGTCTGCTGTTACTGTCCCGCTTGCAGAGATTGACGCTTGGGCAAGGTTAATCTTGGTAGGTATTGCGGTAACAGTCCCGACGGCTGATATAGAGCCTTCACCGTCAATAACGCCCGTGTCAGCGACTGCTGTTACTGTTCCCTGCGCTGAGATACTTCCACTTGCCAAGACAATGCAAGTCGTTGTACTTGCCCAAACCTCGTCATCAAGGCTAAACGCTAGTGCGTCTAAGTTACCAAAGTAATCTAATAACTCTAGTGGGTAAGGCCCACAAATCCCATCTTCTACCCAATTGGCATCCAGCGAGAACGGCAGATCATCAAGACTGCCGAACTGGTCTAGTTGCTCAAGGGTGAGAAGCGTCATTAGTCAAGGGTAACTGACAAATTACCCGACGAGATTTGGAAAATGTCACCGTTGCCAATGACTTTAGAAGTCGTCAGCTCTGTATACATGAGCATATTCCCAGAGGTCAGCGCATCAAAAATAGCCAAGTGCGAGATAGTTCCCCACGAGCCAGTTGCTTGCGGAAAGGTCACATTCGCAGAGGAAGTTACCGCACCAGCAGAAGCGGTCGTTACCGACACAGAGACCCGAGCGTAACTGCCGCCAGATACCTCGGTTCCAGCACCCGTATCATCAGGAGCGTCTGTAAAGAGGCCGACATAAGCGGTCGTTGGGCTTGTATAGGTCACATTCCGCAGAACATGGTCAAGCAACTTGTTTTCAAGATAGTTCGTAAATTCAGCCATGATTACCTCGATGAGACTTTCATTGAAAGAGGGATACCAGAATACTCCGACGATTCATCGGATTCGTTTAGAGAAGACACTGCGTTTTCGTACAGATTCGCCCACACCGCTAGTCGAGCGTCGTTCATCAGATACGGCTCGGCTTCTACTAGCGCACCATAAAGCAACGCATCAGGACAGTTCGCCATGAAGACATTGCTGGTGTTCGTATCACTTAGAACCTGTGGTTTAGCGTAATACAACATCACAATCGTGTAAGTCGTGTCAGGAATAGGAGCAAACTCAATCTCGTTGGCACGAAGCGTATAAAAGACTGGTTGACCAGATTCAGCAGCACGAGCATCCCGAGTAAACGAACTCGGAGACAAGTAAGACACCGAAACCCGTGGGTTGGCATCTAGGTAGATGTCACGGATTTCTAGGAAATCAGAGGGAAGCCCGACCGTGGAATCTCCGCCCGTAGTGGTAGAAGTCACAGTCTTGAGCATCTGACGAATACGCAGAGAACGGTTAAGACGCAACTCTGCCAAAGTAATAAAGTCGGGGATTTGACTGGTTAGGTCAGACCTCCCGAGGTAGTTAGCGACGCTAGTCTTGAGGTCGCTGTAGTTCGTCAGAGCCATTTACATCCTTCCATCCGTAGGTGTACTCGCCCACATGACCTATTAGTTGACTTAGATCGTGGTCGATCCATGTTTCAAAACCAGCATCGTGAGCGGCTACACAGAAGTGGACATCTTCACCTAGAACCTTGTTTCCTGGCAGTTGATAGAACCAGAACCAAGGCTTAGGTGTGCCATCAAACACTTTCTTATGCACCAGCATCACCCCACATCCCGTGGCTGTGACTCTCTCGATGCCCTTCTTATCCTTACTAGAGACCGAAGTCCAAGTGTTTGTCTTGGCCTCCATGTCAATCTCTAGGTTCTTGGCACACGCTTTAACCGGAATGTTCCGAGTCGTGGCATTTGCACCAATAATGTCTTTCTTCCTGCTCAACAAGACTTCTAGCGTGTTCTTAGGGAAGCGCATATCTGCATCAACCCAGAGAATGTAATCACAACCGTCCGCAATGGCGGCTTCGGCTAACTTTTCCCGCTGGTCAAATATCAGCGTCCCGTTGACCGTATATACGCCAATATCGCCCTTTCGGTGTTTTGCGTCATAGGCACACATCACCGCTAAGTCGAAACCCGTCCCAATCGCCATCTCACCCCGTGAGGGGATGCACACTCCTACTTTCATCCCGTTTTTACTCATAAATGCCCCCATGTTCTCCCAGACCTAACTGCATTAACAGTGCCTCTTGACACCCCTATAACTTTAGCAATTTGTCGTTCTGAGAGAGAGCTTTTTCTTATGAAAAAAACCTGTTCTTCAGATAGAACAGACTTGCCGTTTTTCAAACCTTTAGCAGTTCTGTTTTTTCTATCTCGATCAAGAGAATTTTCTTTGTCTGTGCCTAAAAACAAGTGGCTTGGATTGACACAAGAAGGATTGTCACAAAGATGACAAACCTTAATGTTTTTAGGTATGTCGCCAACATAGTTCTTAAAAGACCACCTGTGCGCCCTCATGGTTTTACCAGAGCCACCGCACCCAAACATTCCGTAACCGCACGAATCAACAGACGCAGTCCACAACCAACATCCAGACATAGGTTCTGGAATAAACTTATCTTCAAACAAAGATTGTCTGTTCATAAGCGCCCTGGCCTTGTACGAAAGTACCTGTTCTGAGGATCATTTAACCAAGCCCTCATGCGCTTTTGGTCGATGACCATGAACCCCCTGCAAATGCCTTTTTCGTTTAACTCTTGAAAGAGTGCCAGAGGAATAGAAGCAACCTTTGTCCATTCACCCCATCTGGCTCGTTCGTCCGTGGAGTTGTATTGAGCTTTATTTTCCTCAATGACATCGGTTACATTCTGAGAGGTCTCGATAATGAGTCCACCCTCTCCGTCTGCGTGTGCGACTGATACCTGTCTGGTATCGTGGTCGGCTGTGAGAATTTTCTTCAAATTTTGATCCACCGATCAGGAATAAGGTCTCTTGTGTCGTGGCGACAAGTAAACCACTTAGACGGGGCTACAACCTTCTTATTTCCTAGCCACGCTGCCCACCAAGAAAAACTACTGTTTGCCATGATTACACCCTCGCAACTAGCCATTAAAGCCATGTCTACGATAGGCGGGTTCCCTTCTATTACATCCACCCAGGGTAAGTTCTTCTTTACCCACTTTGGATCGTCAGAGAACGCCACAAAGTCACTGTTGGGGAAATGCTTTCTTGCTTCCTCATAGTAGTCTACATCAAGCGTGTGGAATACCTGTGGAAGGTGTAGATAATCGCCTCGTCTTACATGGACTGCGACCATCCCCAAGTCTGTCTTTGGTAATTCAAACTCCTTACGAATCTGGTCAGCGATGTCTACAAAGTATTTCTCGCTCTGCCAGTATCCGACCATCATTCCTGATTGGTTGATCTCCTGATACGGAAATCCAACCTCGTTGATTTGAGGGGCGAAATTGTCGGTTGCCCTCGATGATATTGGAAAGTGATACAACTGATATTCACGACTGTCGTTTGAGTCGTAAAAGGTAGTGTTGAGTTCTAGGCTCTCGCCCAGTCTCTTGGCTACTGCTAATCCGGCAGCGTACTGGAACATTTGATTGCCCAGGCCGCCCATCAAGTAAGAGATCATAAAAGTAGGGGGCAGTTTCCCACCCCCCACTCTACATTACATTACGAACTCAATCAAGCGGCATTGAGATCGAAGGCTCCGCCATGCGCTGCCTCGTTAGAGACTTGCAGGGTCAACTCAGCGATGATCTGGGTCTTCTCAGCGTCGCCAGTCCGAGCCAGTTCGTTGGTAACGAAAGGACGCAGATAGGCAAGCGAAGCGAACTCAGGATCAAGCACCAGAGCGTCACGACTACGCATAAAGCGGTTCGGGACAACCTGGATAAGACCGAAGTCGCTCAGATAGGCATCAGCCGCACTAATGATAGTGGTGGGCTTGTTGCCAGCCTGATAACGCTGCTCGGCAATGCCAGGGAAGCTCGAAACCGTCTGCTTGAGGGCGGGGCCAACAAACAGAGCGGCAGGAGTGCCACCCGACGAGAAGATTTCCTGCACCACATTCTTCAGGATGGTCTCGGTGAAGGTACGGGTCGTGTCAGCGTCCGTACGAACAGAGATACCAGAAGTCGTGGGGTCAACACCAGTTACCGTCGTGCCAGAACCAAAGTTGGTGTTGGACTTGATGAACGACAGGAGCGAGGACATCTTACGAGCGGTCGAAGAAGAACCAGCAGATTGGGCTTGGTTAGCCGTGATGATGGTCTCAATGTCACGCTTGAGTTCAGCCGAAGCCTTGGCAAGCTGGTAAGCCTTCTCAGACTTACGACCAGCCTTATCTACAGCCTCAAGGGTGTTCGACACTTTGATCGTCTTAGCAACGATTTGGGTGTAGTTGCCAACACGCTTGGTGGGGCTGAGAGTCACGGCATCAGCGTCAGCACCTTCAACTTGTGCGTTGCTAACGGTGGCGGCAGCCAGGGTGTCGGTCTGCCACTCATGGTAGACAGCCGTAGCCTTGGTTTTGCCGATGGACGACATGATGGGCGTGTCGGTGGGGGAGATGTCATAAATGACATCGATGAGGTCTTCACGAGCACCAATGGCGCTGTGGCGGGTATAAATAGCGTCAGCCATTTTTTAATTCCTTTCAGATGAATCGTTCAAAAATACGAGCCGCATCAGACTTACTTCCACTCTGACGCAACTTCGCCTTTAGTTTCTTGGTTTCTGAGGCTTCTGCGCTCTCTGGCGTTGAAGTCCCAGGTTTAAGCATCCTCGGGGCGGCTTGGACTTTTTTGGTCACTTGCGGTTTGCCCTTCTGGAGCTTGTCGTACTGCATAGCCTTGTAGAGAGCCAAGACTGCACGAGAGTCGTATACCGAGGCTAATTCTTGGTCAGAAAAACCAATGGATTTAGCGAACTCACAAATATCTCTACGCACAACATCCGCTTTGATTTCGTCGCCCATCTCAGGGATTGCCTCACGCAACTTAGCAGCCTCGGTTGCAAGGTGGGCTTTTAGCCTCTCGCTCTGCTCGGCTTGTTGTTGCTGGGCAAGTCTCTGCTGTTCGGCTCGAACTGCGGATAATTGCTTCTCTCGTTCTGCCTGCTCCGCAACCCTTACGGCATAGCCAATGGGGTCGGTTTCTTTCAGAGCAGACAAATCCTCTGCCTTTTCGGTCTGTGAGAGCATTTGCTCAATCACTCCCAGCCGTTCGGCATACTGGTCTCGGAGTCTGGAAGCCTCATCAATCTTCTGACGCTCGGACTCAACCATCTTCCTTGCTTCAGCGACCTCTTGAGTCTTCTTGGTGTAATCAGCGGTTCGAGAATAACCTTTCAGAAGTTCATCCAACGGAACCTCTAACTCGTCCTTGCCTACCTTTACTTTGTAGGTGGGAGGAGATTCCTCGATGACTTCTTCGTCGTCCTCTGCTAGCTCTTCTTGGATCTCCTCCTGCTCAACTACCTCCTCGATTACATCCTCGGGGTATTGCTCAGGTTGGGCCTGTTGAGGTTGGGATTGCTCCTCCTCGCCACCCATGAGACCTAAAAAAGCACTAGCCGCTTCGTTTACGGTTTTGGCACTCCCCTGCGGGTTGGTGTCCATTTTGACTCCTTACAAAGTTAAAAAATATTAAAGCGTTTCTTCTCTATCGTTCGATCGTCGGCAATAGATTGGATTGACGCAACAAACTCCTCTACAGCCTTGTACTTCATCAACACCCTCTCTCGGAGGTCAATATCAGTATCAAGACTGTTGAGAATTACAGAAATATACGCTTGTCGTTGTTTTTCTACAACATCGACAAAGAAGTCGTCAGCAAGAAGCCTTGCGGCCCTCTCTGGGTAGTTATCCTGGTATTTGGACATTGCCTGTTATCTGCGCTCCTACCTTGGCGGCTTTAATCTGGGCTTCTGCTTGGAACTCTGCGGCTTTCAGTTCTAAGTCGGCAGCGGCTTTCTCCCGCTCCAACATGATCTGAGCCATAGCCTTTTCTCGTTGCAGTGCAATATCAGCCTGAGCCTTCGCTTGCTGAACCTGAATGTCTGACTGTGCTCTGGCTTGGTCGGCTTGGATCTGCGCCTGTGCTTGTTGCATCAGGGCTGCGGTGGCTGGGTCAGGCTGCGGTTGCGAGGTCGCCTGTGCAATCTGTTGCTCGATTTCGGGAGTAACTTCCCTAAAGAACTCGTTGGAGTCTTTGAAACCAGCGCTTTCGATGAATCTGCCAAGCGTGGATCGATATTGTGTGAGGCCAACCAAAGGCCCACTAACTCCTTGCGTTCCAAGAATCTGCTCCTGTTTCTGAAGAACCATTGCCAGCATCGCCATCTGTTCTTGGCGGTTGCCAGTTCCCAATCCTACATTCACGGAAACATCATAAGAAGAATCCCACTCTCGGGGGTCGATAGAGACATACTTGCCCCGCAGACGGATTACACGGGGCTTGTCTTGGTACTTGCAGAGAAGGTGGAGGATGTTCTTAAACATATCCCGCACACCGCCCTCAGCGAAGATACGGGCGACCAACTCAATCTTTGCCGCACCAGCATTTTGCATTGCCGCAACCGCTGTCGCAGTCGTGTTTTGCAGGATGTTGGGGTCTAGCCCTTGGGAGGCCATAGAAATGCCTGTGCGCTTCTCCTGCACCGAGTCAAGGTACTGGAGCATAGGGAACGACTGGGAGGCTACAGGCGGGACTGATATGGGTACGATTGCGTTCGGGTTCTTAACACGCACTATCCCGCCAGGTGTGACTGTCAGAAGGTCATCAAGGTTCACTTGGCCTTCTACCGCAGCAACTCGAGCGTTGTTCGTCAGGTACAGGTTGTCAAGAATCTGGCGGGTAATCGTAGACTTGATAAGTTGCAAGTCCATCGTCCTGTCAGCCAGCGAGTGTCCAAAGAACTTATGCGGCATTGGAATCGGGCAAACGGAGGCAAACGGAACATAGTCGATTTCCTCGTTCTCAAGGATTTCGTTGCCAGCGTAGAAAACTCTGCGAAGTTCTGCGATTCCGTCGTCGTCGTAGTCCACCCGAATAAAGCACTCAAATGTCTCGACTTCTTGCATGGAGAGGTCAAATGACTGCCTCTCGGTTGGTTGCTCACCCTGCGAATAACGGGCTACACGCTCAGGCGTATATGTCAGGTCATCGTAGGTCGGGAGATTCTCAACTACATCCCGCTTGAATCCCATAGCAATTAGCTCGGAGCGGGTTGAGAGTTTCCTGTGTGCACAGAAAGGCGTGTCGCCAATAGTCCGAGCCTTCTTGGAGATGATGAACTCCTCGGGTGGGACATTCTCCACCACCACCTTACCGGAGTTGACCTTCTTCTTGACCTTTACATTGTAGGCAAAGATGGGCTGCATCATGGGAGGCATCCCCTGGGCCAGCATCATGTCTTCTGGAGTTGGCTGAACAGGAACCTCGCCAATCATCATTTCTTCTTGGCTGACGATTTCATACTGCTCGTCTGCCAACAAAAGGGCTAGTTCTTCCTCGGACAGGTTCTCGTATTGTTCGGTGTTGACTTCTTCTTTCTCATCCCAGTAAATCTTTACTGTCCCGACCTTCTGAAGCAGAGCATCCTTAAACCAGTTGTGCAGGACTGTAACGCCTGCGTTATCACGCATTAGCACCCAATTACAGTATTCAGTCGCTTGCTTACATTTCTCCTCGTCGCCAGGGCCATTAGGCTCAAATCTGACCACTTCATCGGATTGGGTGAAAACTCGTAGCAGCGAAGGAAGCGCACTATCAATGGCTTCGGCTACCTCACCAGTCACAATCGTTGACCGACCCTCAACCTCATTGCCGTAGGCTTGGCGGTTGTAGTAGTCCAGAGACTTGCGACGGTCTTCTGTGGTCTCGGTCTCTATATAGCCAAGAGCGTTGTCGATCTCGGCTTCTACGATTGATTTAAGTTTTCCGTCATCCATTACACAATCCAGTTCGTTTTAACGGGGAGTGGTTTATTCCATGTCGTGTTTGTGTCAATGCCCATTGCCAAATAGCGAAAGGCATCAGACCCGTGAGAAGCCCAATCGTGTAGAGGTTTGTCAAAAAAGACATTTCGCTTCTCATCATATTCCCTTCGGTAATTCCTCAAGCAATCCAGACCTTGCTTAACCTGTGGGTAGTTAAACCAGCATCTCGGTAATAGTCTTCTAACGGCTTGGATACCGTCGTCAACTGAGAGTCTAGGTAGGACTGTACAGTCAAGCCCCGCATCTCGTAATACCTCAAGACGAGAGCGACCCGTTCCAAGCTCCCTGACTTCCACATCATGCGGTAAGAGATGTGACGCTTTGTGCCAATTCCTGTTCGTGAGTTCACGCACATACCAGTCGAGACCCTGGCCATGATTTTCAATGTAGTCGAGCAACCGGACTTCTTGCCCAGCAGCTTGAGCAACCCATATTGCCGTAGAGTCGCCCACCCCCAGATCCCATGCCGTAAAGGTCTTACAGAGATCATCTCGGACGACTTCAGTAACCCTGCCCTGCGCTTCAAGTTCGTTAAGGATCGAACCATAGTACGAACCCTCAACTGCCGCATGAAAACTACACTCAAATTCTTGGGCGTACTTATCTTCACCCATCTCTTTACGAGCTGCTTCCAGTTCGTCCAGCGGTACAACTCCTGTTTGGCTTGCCTTGAACTCAAGTAGCGCCCAGCCCGCCTCTTTCTCGGCTCGGTCTCGGAGGTCTTTGAAGTGGTTAGCACCCTTTGGAGTCCCAATAAACATCGCCCAGCCCTGTCTGTCGGCTAGTGCGGGTCTTATGATCTCGTTCCATATCTTTGGGTTCATGTCCCCGACTTCGTCGAGAACCACCCCGTCTAAGTAAATCCCTCGGAGACTGTCTGGGTTGTCTGCTCCGTAGAGCGAGATTCTTCGTCCCCAGAAGTCCACCCGCAACTCTGTGATGTTTGCCTTTGCCTCCAGAGGCTCGGTGTACTTTAGTAAGTAGTCCCAAGCGACTCTTTTGGCTTGTGTATAAGTCGGTGCGATGTAGGCATAACGAGGAGCCTCCCGTTCGCAGTTGACCGCAGCTTTAATGATTTCGTTGATTGCCGCAACTGTTTTTCCAAACCTTCGGTGACAGACTGCAACTGTAAATCGGTGAGTATCAACTGCCGTATGGATTGCAAGTTGATGCTCCCTCGGTTTGTACGGAATGACGATTTCTTTTACTTCATCCATCCAATTGCCATTTGGATCGGGTTCTCAGCGTCGCCACTAATCTTCTGCTCTATCGGGGCCATTCTGGTATACATCCGGTAGAACTCTGTCATGTTCCTTTCGTCCCGCTTCGCCCACTCGGTCATAGCCTCACGGCCCCCAAGTTCCTCAAAGACAGAGATGATGTTCTCTTTTACTTGGCGAGACACCTTGTTGGGTACGCCTTTCGGTCGCCCAGCACCAACCCTAGCCCCACCGTGTGTTGATTTATCTTGATCTATTTTTTCAACTTCCATTTCCGAATCCTCTTAGGTTGTTCGGGTACTGTATAAGTATACAGGTTAATACATCTGTTCGTCTTGGTACATTCCTGCGCCTAGAAGTCCTGCTCCTACCGCTGGAGTTGCGCTAAACATCTTGTCACCAAACTTCTTAAACAATTCTGTGCGTTCTTCTGGAGTGGAGTAGAAGTATATTCTTTCGATGCCTTGGTCTCTAAGATAGTTTACTGAGGACTCAGGCGCATCAGCAGGAACAATTGCCCCCTCAAACTCGGACACTTGTACAGCCCTTTGAGGTTTAATTTCAAAATACTCTGTAGGCAACTTCTGTAGTTTTCTAATGAAGATGCCAATGTCTGCTTTTAGTTCGTCATCAGCACCGACTTTGAATCTGTCTAGCAAGTTGACATTCTTTGCCTGACCAATGTCATACAGGACATCTTCTGGTCTATACCCGTAGCCTTCTTGGTCGCCAAGTTTGGCGATCCTATCTGAAAGGTCTGAGTAAGCGTCAGTGATGCTTTTCTTTATTTCTTGGAATTCTTCTGACGGGACAATCTTTCCTCGGGCAGCTTTGATGTCATCAATCTTTTTGAACTTTGGTGTAGCCACGGCCCTCAAGTTTCCAACGCCATAATTTATACCCTCAGAACCAGCCCCACCTTTCATCTCTTTGACAAGGTTTTCTAGGTTTGCTTCTGCATACTTCCTGTTTCCAGATGGGGTAAAACCTTTGAAAATTTTCTCTTGGATATTGACACCAGCATCGGCAAGACGGCTATCAAAGTCTCTTACCCACGCCCTGTATTCTGGATAATTAGCGTCCGTCGCTACTTGTATTGCCCTAGAAAAGTCCCACTTGTCCTTAAAGTCAGAGGAGTTCGGTAAAACACCCTTCTCTTTAAGAAACTTCGCCCTCATCAGGTCGTTAAATTCACGGCTATCCCAGTTGTCTACAAGATCATAAATTCCGGTTGTTTTGACATCGTTCTTCACATCAGAAAAAACATTAGCAAGGTTCTTTTCTGATTTGCTATCAAACTTGTATGTGATACGAGGGGCACGAGCCGTGTAAGCATCAAAACCATACACTGGGTTTTTCGCAGACGGATTCGCCATTGATGGGCTACCAATAAGGGATATGTCCCCAAACCCAGTCAATGGGCTTTCTACATTAGAAATAGCAATTGACGGAACTGGCATCCCCCCAACTTTCTGAACTTTGCTCAGTTTTTCTGGAGAAATGTTGTGATGCACAATCAACTCTTGCCCAGCAGGAACGCCTTCAACAAAAGACTCTCTTGGCAGCGGTGGTAGGTCTGACACCTTCGGAGCCATCGCTTGCATAAAAGGCATCGAGGTCTCGTCTATAACCCCCATCGCTGTCGCACGAGGATTCTGGGTAATCATCTGCACGAGTTTGTCAGCAGAGACATTAGCCCCTCTCGTGACCGCCTGGGGGATCTGCCCCACCGCCCTCGCTCCAGCAGCCGGATTGATAAACCCTGCACCTATCCTTGAAACAGTCTCAGGAATTGACCCCGTCGGGTCTTGAGCAAGTCCCAACGACTTACCGATATTGCGTAAGTAGTCGCTTCCCAATACTGGTTGCTGAGACCCCAAACCCATAGGAGTTAGAGCCATGTTAATAATGTCTACAGGCGCACCAATAAGGTCATAAGGGTAGTAAGAGACACCTCTTGCTACATCCCCAAGACTCCGCCTAACACCCCTCAAGACTTGTGTGAAGTCCTGAGTGTCCTGCGGCAGGGTGTTGTAGAAAAATTCATCCATAGATCACCACTTGGTTTTATTAGCCCACCAAGCTGCACTCATCTTGCCTTTAGCAATGTTCTTAGCGTGTCGAGCCTTAAATGACTTCCTGCGAGCTTTGTCGGCTTCTGACTCACCTTCTCTTGGAGGGGAACCTTTCATGCCCTGCTGCCCGAATCGAATAGTCTTTACTTTGTCGCCCTCTTTAGCGACCACAACATGAGACTTCGTTGGATGGTTCGGGGTGCGCTTGGGCTTGTTATAACCCTCTACGCCTATGCGCTCAAATATCTTGGCGGCTTCCCGTACCTTCATTTTTTAGCCTGTGCGCCTTTCATGTTCGCCAGCAGGGATGGATACTTAGTCCCAGTTTTCTTGGCGAAAGCCTTAGCCGCCTTCTTTTGATTCGGGCTGAGTTCTTGTGGCTTGCCTAATCCTTTGGGACGGGGCTTGTCGTAGACTTGTTTCATATCTTGGTCATCCTTATCTGTAGACAAGCGCCAGAAGCAATCTCAGCGTGTTTCTCAAAAGTATCCAGTGCCTTATCTAAGGCTTTTTCACACTGGGCCTTGGTATCGAAGATCTCCTCTGCTTTCCAAAAGGCACAGTCGCCAGGAAGACAAAAAAAGATCACCCCGATAAAGAAGTTCATTTCTTTTTCTCAGGCAGCTTTTTCATTGACGGGGTTTTCTCCACCATCTCCTTGGCAACCTTCTGGGGGATTCCCAGTTTCTTCCCGAGCTTCGGGTTGTTTGCCACTGCGTACATCAGGCGACCCTGCGCTTTGCTTTTGAATGGCATAACTGTCCTCTAAGTTGAATTTGCACCAGATTAAAGGTGCGGTTTCGTCTTCCAGACCCTTAGCCATGTGATTGGTAATACTCACCACATTTGCAGATATGGAACTCAGTCCGTCGGTCAGGTTCGGGTAAGTCTGGTTATGGAATACTTCTTCGTTGCGCTTACAGGACTCACTTGGGCCTGTAGGGGTGTATCCGTTTGAGTCGTGGTCGAGAGCGATAAATGTCCCGTCCTTGTAGCCTATAGGCCAGCCGACAGATTCAAGTCTCTTTGCTAGGTCGGTGTCTTCGTAGCCCCAACCCCAGTAATTATTAGACCAGCCATTAGCCGACTGGAACTGTTGGTGGGTCATCACATTGACCGCAGCCAACCCATGTTTCTGAGCCTTAATAACCCCATTGGTTCCGTGGCCCATAGGTCTTTCGTGGAGTCCCCACCAGATAATCCTCGAAGGCAGAGCGGGTTTTGAGTAGTCCGCCCACATCGGCAAGTAGTCTACATCGTTGAAACAAATGTAGTCAGATAAGTCTTTGGTCGCAAAGTAAGCCCCGTTAAGGATCGCCCCTTTATTAAATGGGCAGTCATCGGTTTGCTCTGCGAGGATAAATAACGGCTCTAAATTCGTGTTTCTGCGGAAAAACGATACTGTGTGTGGGAGCATCTTCTTGAGATGTTCCTCTCGGTTCCTATAAGGAATGTAGATAGCAATTCGGGAGGGGTTGCCAGGTGTGTTCAAGACCGAATCCCTTGTGGGGAGGCAACCCCAAGTTTAATCGTCTTCTCCGTTATCCCAAGCATCACAGACATTGGAGTCTTTGCACTTAAATTCGTAAAGGCCACAGAATATCTCGCCTTTACCGAGGCCGCAGCCCTTGAGCTTCTCTCCGTACTCACAATTCCCACACTTCTGCTCACCCTCTGAAGGGCCGTAGTTAGCGGTCAGGATTGCTTTCTGCTTGTTGCCCTTGTTGATTACCTCGTCTTGGGTAGCCAGAGGACATTCTTCTTCGTCCATCAGAAGACCGCCCTCCTCCTTCTCAGCCATTTCTTTCTTCGGCCCGAGAAGCCCAATCATCACCGTCACCCCTTTTTTCATTTCTTCTTGGGCTTAGGAGGCATTTTCTTTTTGCCGTACATAAGTCTTCCTTAAAAAGGGTGGGGCTGACCCTGAAGCCAGCCCCGAGGGGGAGGAGATGAAATGGGCGCAATGGCCCACCCCCTTTTTATCAGGTTTCTTCTTGTTTTGCAAGAGAAAAAACACTCACCATCCGAGGCCCCAATTTATTGCTTGCCTCGACCTTTTTAGAAGTTATCGTGCCCCGCTTCATAAACCGGACGAGACAGGCAGCGACATACTTTCTCGGGAGTCCAGTAATCTCCGAAATTTGTGCGGAGGTAATACCTTCTTCGGTGATGGTGTCTAAAACCTTTTGGCAACTCATTTGCTTCCCCTCATAATGAAAAGATAGTTCTCTAGGTCTAGTGAATACTTCAAGAGTACATCGGCTGACTTCCGCACATTGTAGAAAAGTTCTTGTGCGGCCTTCAACTCAGCGAGACTTGGCATCGGCTTAGCCAGAAGCTCCTGTGCTTCGCTCATTGAGTTTTTAATTTGCACGAAGTGAATCGTCTGGTCATCAGGTGGGGTCATGTTGTTTCCTTGTCCAAAGAATTAAACAAGTTTCCTCAAGCTCCCAGGAAACGGGGTTTGTCCGTAGGGCGTGTTTTTGCCCCATTTGGTAGGACTCTATATGGATTTTGTAGTCATCTCGGAATGTCAAGGTCATAGCAGCCGTAAACAAAACCCCGATAAAGAACCCCATGCAGACATCAAGTGGTTTCATTTTTAGCCTTCCTTAGTCGTTTTACCTCTGTCCCAAGATGCTTAGAAAGCGTCCAGAGTTCGTGTAGATGTTTGGCTACATCCACCTCTTTCTGACCCTTTAAGTAGTTCACATAGTCCATCGTGTCATCGAAGGTTCTAAGTTTGTCGAGCAAGTCAAAGTCTTTCATTTCCTCTCCCTTATGTCTGTCCAAAGACCCAGCGCAGCATCATCCAGTACACCCTTGACCTGATTGGCGATTTTCTCCCTCTCAAGGTCGAGAGCTGTCAAGACTAGGTTTACCAAACCCTGATCGGTAAAGTTCCAGCACCCGAAGTCATCAGAGACCCCGTTGTCCTGAGCCAAGTTAAAGATTTCTTCGTGTCTCATTGGAACCTCATGTCTATAGCGTTGGTAAGGTTAAACGGGTTGTTGTAGAACCCAGGTTCAATCTTTACTGACTTCTTGGGGCGCTCCCAGAGTTCGGGCTTCCTAATGTCTAGGATCGTCCCGTAGACAGTCCCTCCGCTTGGAGGGATTCTCACGACCTTAGCCATGCCCATGTCTACTAAATACTGGGCCATCCTCCAGGCTCGGTGCTTATCTACCCCGTGAAAATGCATGATTTCTCTAGTGGTGAAGTTCTTCATGTGTTCTTCTCCTCTGGGGTGCAATAGTTAGGCTTGCCACCGCAGTAGGTCTTGACTGGTGGCTTCTCGCCCCATATCCCAACCTCAGCGACTATGGCTGCATCAACAGGTTGCGCTAGTGCTTGGCGTAGTTCTTTGATGGCTGCTTCGCATCGTTTACCTTTGCCATAAACACTCTCCAAAGCCTCCAACGCCATCTCTGCCGCTTTTCGTAGATCGCTCACAGTTCCGCCTTCCGAGCGTCTTTGGCTGCGTTTATGCGCTCTAAATCGGAAGGGTTCTTGAATTGGCGTATAGCCGCTGTATATACAATCTTGAGGGCTTCCATAGAGCCAGCCTCTTTGATAGCGGCTACTGCTTTGTCTACGCCTGGGTTCTGTTGTTGGATGGCGTTCTGGACTTCGTTGGCAGAGGCGAACTCCGACCCACCGAATCCTGCTCCTGCCAAAGCTCTACCGATTGCAGAAGTCTCACAGTTCTCCAGAGCAGAGGTTGAGTTGATCTGCGAAGCTTTTCGCTTTTCCTCTGCGTGGCCTGTTGCAATGATCCTGTTCTGCTCGTTGAGGATAGTCGCCACCATCACGACTTCGTTTTCGTCCCTATGAACGATTTGAGTCACTATAGACCAGTCTGGGTGAGCCTCACGGAAGTTCTGCACCCGCAAGGCGACTGTCATGTACTCCTTGCCTCTGATGTTTACGATACCTGTATTCATCTCTTACTCCTTAGTGTAGTTTTGTAGAACATCAATCTTGTTTTCGATCTCAAACATCCGCTTGATTAAGGCATCCAAGTAACCAGGAGTAAAGCACTCAGGACTCATCTCCCTGTAAAGCTGCAACTTCTCTCTGACATTGTGGATGGACAAATACAGATCCTCTAGGTCATCGTATTTAATTTTCTTCATCTCTTGCTCCATGCCAATTTAATTGAAAGGAGGACAGACTTGCCCTCCGCCCTGTACCACTTAAAAAGTCGAAATACTTTCATACAAGCCAGAAGATCGAAAAGACCATCAGCATGAAAACGACTGAACCAATTTTTTCTAAGAGGTCATTCATGGCTCATGTCCTTGATCCAAGTGTTGAGGTCTGACAAGTAGTCTTCAATTTCGGCATCAGAGAAACGCTCCATCAGGCGGTTTGAAGGCCCGTCAAGACTGTTTGCCATGATGTTGAGAAGGTTCGCTAGATGGCGCATCTCTACTTGCCAAGTCTCTCGATTGCTAGACTTCCAGCGGTCGTACTCTTGTTCTTCTTGTTCTTGGGCCATTCTTGCTTGATCCCAGTAAGGCTGCTCTAACCATGCGTCGTAATTCATTTCACTCTCCTTTTAAGAAACCTACACTTAGAACTCTACACTCAAAACCGCTTCTTCTTCTACCAAGTCTTCCATTGGCGTACACACATACCGAGCTTGATTAAATATCTCTCCCAGATACCTAATGTCACCAGAAACGGCATGGACAATAAGGCCATGCTTAGACTGGCTAGTCAAAGCAACCGCAATAACTTGACCAACCCGCCTTTCAACGCCCTTAAACGGCTCATATATCCATCCGCCACGCACAACCTTGACCCAAGAAATCTCAGCCTTGAACGAACCCTTGTGTGGGCCACGAGTCTTGCGAGGAAGGCAGTCAACAACGATGTCGCCAAACTTACGACGAGCAAACTGCTCACCAAACTCCGACCAAACGCCAGCGGTCTTTTCGTCAATCTGTGCGTAGTTAGTAAACATCTTCATCTCCTCAAGAAACCTACAAGTAGAATCCTACACTTCTCTACATAGAAGTCAACACGGGTGTAGATTAGGACTTTCCCTAGTGGTATAAATGCAACATGGCATCCCCGACCCAGCGGTCTTTAGAGTACATACGCAACCAAGGCATGAAGCCCTGGATAGTGGAATACTTCAATTCCTTCTCCCGCAAGAGGGTTGACCTCTACGGGTGTATAGACATTTTAGCCATTGGGAATGGGGAGACCTGGGCGGTGCAGACTACCTCTACGGGTGTATCCAGTCGGATACAAAAGATACGGGAGAGCGAATTTTTTCCTGTGATGTTGGAGTCTGGCTGGAGGGTTTTTGTGCATGGCTGGCGAAAGAACTCGAAGGGAAGATATGTTCAAAGGGTTGTGGAGTTGACAGCGGAATCGAATATAGAATAGTCTCTGCTCGTTGCGGCTAGGGTAGCTCCCGAATAGGCGGTTTCTCTCCTTTTTCCGTCTGCCGCAACTTCTTAAAAGAGGAGAAGAAAAGGAGAGTTTATGCATTTCTACAGATTCCACATAGGCGACTACAAGTCAGCCACGGCCCATCTATCAAACGAAGAAGACTTGGCGTATCGACGGCTGCTCGATATGTATTACGACACCGAAAAGCCTATCCCACTAGAAACCGACTGGGTTGCAAGGCGGATACGAGTTGGTTCCGAAGTGGTTGCTACAGTCCTTCAAGATATGTTTGTGGAGACAGAAAACGGCTGGATTCACGACCGATGCGACGAGGAGATTCGTGAGTACCATCGCATGGCAGATAGAGCCAGAGCCAATGGCAAGGCAGGGGGCAGACCTAAAAACCCAGTCGGTTCCCAGTCGGAACCCAGTGGAAAGCTAACCAATAACCATAAACCAGTAACCAATAACCAAATACAAGAGAAGCGCACAAGTGCGCCTGTATGTCCAGAAGGCATTTCTTTGCAAGTGTGGAATGACTACCTAGCGGTCAGGAAGGCAAAGCGTAGCCCTCTGACTGCTACGGCTTTAACAGCCATCGAGAAGGAGGCGGGGAAGGCGGGTTGGTCTTTAGAGAAGGCATTGAGTGAGTGTGCAGCCAGGGGATGGATCGGGTTCAAAGCTGAATGGGTAGACAAGTTATCTACACAGAAGTTATCGTTTGCCGAGAGGGATGAAATTCTCAAGAGGAAGAAGTACGAGGAGATGACGGGGCGACCCTGGCCCGAAGATGATGTTGTTTCTGCCCCTGCCTGGGAGTTGTTGAAATGAACCAAAAAATTATTGATGCGTTGTTCGACAAGATGTTTATGGTCTACGGGTCGGAGTGGTCGAAGAAGTGGGATGGAAGACCAATTCAAGAAACCAAGGGAGCATGGGCGGCAGAACTATCTGGCTTTAAGGTGGAGCAAATAAAACACGCTCTGGATAACCTACCGGAGAGGCCACCGAACCTGATCCAGTTCAAGTCTTTGTGCCAACACGCACCCGTTTACTTAGAGGCTCATAGACTGACCTACAGGCCACAAGTCAACCAAGAAAAAAGGGCAAAGCTGCTGGAGGTTTTGAAATGACAGAAGAAGAATACATCTCTCAAGCGAGGGATTTCGCAAAAAAAGAAAAAAGGTTCCCCCTGCAATCTTTCCCTTGCTTAGGAGATGATACCTCACACGGGTTTGATGAGCATTACATCTACCATGTTGCCTGGGCTATGCGTAAGGTCAAAGAGATAAACCCATCCCACCACTACGACATAGGCTCGTCTTTGCACTTCTGTACTTCTCTGGCGGCTTACTACCCAACGACTTATATGGACTACAGAGTCCCCAGACTTAAAGTCGAAGGGTTAAGCCTTGCGAGTATTGATCTGGCAAACGAAGTTGTGGGGGAATTTGAGAGCCTGTCCTGCCTTCATGTAGTCGAGCACATAGGACTCGGAAGGTACGGGGATACGCTCGATAACGAAGGCGACCTCAAGGCGATTGAGAACCTCAAGAAGATGGCGAAGAAGGACTTGCTCTTTGTTGTACCTGTTGGGAGACCCGTGGCTTACTTCAACGCCCATCGGGTTTACTGCCCAGCGTATATACAAAAACTGTTCTCGGAGTTTTCCTGCGAGTTCTACCTAATACCCAATAACGGGCAGATGCCGTATTACACAGAACCGACTCCGCTAGATTTGCCCTATGCCTGTGGTTGCTTTCACTTTAGGAGGTGAGATGCGTTACTACTTACACGAGAATAGAACAGCGGCTCTGAGAGCGGTAGCAGACGCTCCTAATGGGTACTACTGTGAGATCAAACAACCTAACCGGACTAACGACCAGAACGCTCTTTACTGGAAGGAACTCCAGATTCTCTCTGAGAAATGTGGTCACACTCCAGAGCTTTGGCACGAGTTTATGAAGCGCCACTTCCTTCGTTCTGAGGCCATCGAGATAGCGGGGGAGGTGGTTATTCTTCCGCCAACTACGAAGAAGCTCACCAAGCAGGAGTTCTCCGACTACCTAGAGCAATGTTTTGCGTGGATTGCAGAGAATGTTAAATAAGCTCAATAAAAAAGAGAAAGACCATCTGCTCAGGATTAAAGAGATGGACTGTGCTGTGTGCGGGGCTTCTGGGCCTTCGGAAGCGCACCATATCCGGCAGCACTACCAGTACCTCTGTATTCCTTTGTGCTCGGACTGCCATAGAGGTTCTGTAAACGGATGGCATGGGCAGAAGCGGATGTGGAATGTAAAGAAGATGGACGAGTTAGATGCACTCGACAACACAATCAAAACCCTTCTCTCGTGAACTCCACGACGAGAACGACCAACCCGCCAAGGATGCGGTCTGGCGGTTCCTATTTAACACTTGGTCTTTAGATGTAGAGGAGGGAGATCAGTACGGGGTGGATTTGGTCTGCTCTAGGAATGGAGAGACTGTCGGCTTTGTAGAGGTAGAGAGGCGGCATAACTGGCAAAACAAGTTCCCTTTTGAGACCCTCCACATCCCGTTTAGGAAAAAGAAGTTCTTTACCCTCGAAAAACCGACCATTTTGTTCTCGGTTAAGGCCGACTTGACAGAAGCCCTTTGGGTAGACAACAATACAATTCTACAATGTCCAGTAGAAAGGAAAGACAATAAGTATATGAAGGGAGAATACTTTTTTGTAGTTCCTATCCAGGTATGCGTCAAAGTCATCCTGTAGACGAGTACCTAGTTAACTGGGCTTATTGGTGTGAGTGGGGGATTCTAGGCCCACCTGTACAAACAAAAGCTGCTTCAGCCGAAGGAAACTATGTCCCCGAGTTGGGGGATGTATACGACCCGCCAGAACCGAGCATCGAGCCGGACTGTTTGGAGGGTGAAAAGATGGAGATGCTAGTTAGGGAACTCCCTAATATGCAGAGGATGGTAGTCAAGGCTAAGTTTGTGTCTTACCCGTACCACGGCAGCCACACAATAGCCCAGAAGTTGAAAATAAGTACGGACAGGTTTGAGAGTGAATTGAGAAAGGCTAAGGAGGGTTTATGGAGAAGATGGAGCAGCGATCCGAGCAGTGGCTACAAGCCCGAATCGGAAAACTAACAGCGAGTAGATGTGATGACGCTCTGGCAACGACAAAGACAGGCGAGTCTGCTTACAGAAAGAATCTCAGGCTTCAGATTCTTAGTGAGCGCCTTACGGGTCTTGCTACCGTAATACCCGAGACTCCCGCTATGAGGTGGGGGACAGAAAACGAAGGTGTAGCAAGGCTTAAATTCGCCTCTGTGACGGGCTTACAGGTAGAGGAAGATGGCTTCATAGAGCACCCCATCCTCAAGGGCTTTGGATGCTCTCCTGACGGCCTTACCTCGGACGGGGGGTTGGTAGAGATCAAGTGTCCCCAAGGCCCGAAGCATATCGAGAACTTCCTTGCAGACAAGATTCCCAAGGAATACATCGCCCAGTTACTTGCACAACTCTCCTGTACGGGGCGGAAGTTCGTCTACTGGTGTAGTTTTCACCCCATGTTCCCCGAGTCCTCCCAAATCAAGATCATCAAGTTCCAGCCCTCAGAGGAAGAACTCAACGAATTTGAGAGCCGGATTTACGAGTTCCTAGAAGAAGTCAACGAGATGGAGAGGAAGATTCGTGGGGCTTAGAGAGTTTTTGGAGGCCCTGCTCGACCCAGAGAGGTTGGGGTGGGCTGTTAGCCAGGAAGTCAGAGAAGAAGCGAGGAGGCTCCTTGAAAGTCACTTTAGAAACGGATGATGTCGATGAGGCTCACCAGATGATCCTAGCGATGAATGTCTTGGCAGAACTTGACGACTTTGCTAGATATCTACGGGACAAGTTAAAATATGCCGTTGCAGATGTCCAGACTGTAGAAGAAATCTACGGGGAGTTCTGCGAAGGTGTAGGGAAGCATCTTGAGTAGTTGGTTGATAGCCTTTGTCGGCTTTATCTACCTTTGGATATGCGTTGAGAACGCAATGAGGGGCAACTTGCCAATGGCTATTGTGTTCTTTGGATACAGCCTAGCAAATGCTGGGCTTTACTGGATAGACAGCAAATGATTACGCAAGCAGAACTGCATGAAGCATTTAATTACGACCCAGCAACGGGTGTTTTTTCAAGAAAAAAGGTTTTTAGCAACCGAAGCAAGGTTGGCGGGAAATTGGGTTTAAAGCAAGCAAAAAGACACATAACCATTTACCAAAACGGAAAGTATTATTGTGCTCATAGGCTTGCTTGGCTTTATGTTTACGGCAAGTGGCCTGATGGGTATGTTGACCATATCAACGGAGACCCTACAGACAACAGAATAAGCAACCTACGAGACTCAACTCAATCACAAAATTTGTGCAACTCAAAGCTGCCGGTAACTAATAAAACTGGCGTTAAAGGTGTGAGTTGGGATGATAGTCGTGGTCAATGGTTTGCAAAAATACAATATAAGAAAAAACAGTACCCTCTGGGTAGGTACGATGACTTTGATGTGGCTTGTCAAGTTGTCATGCAAAAAAGGTTAGAGATTCACGGAAGTTTTGCAAGGTTTTTGTAAGTGGGTCTTGGGCAAACGCACTTATTTTTTTTAACGCCTAAATAGGAGGGTTTTATGGGTATCAAGTACGAAGTTATTGCTAATGGCGGTTCCTACACCAACAAAGAAGGCGTAGAGAAGAAACGCTGGATCAAGTGTGGTGTGGTCATGGAAGGCCAGAAGGGTCTCTCACTTAAACTGGAGTCGATTCCAGTAGGGTCGGACGGGTGGTTTATCCTCTCCGAACCTCGTGAGAAGTCTATGGACTCAAAAGACGATTTGCCGTTCTAATGATTGTCGATGTCCACCACTTTATGAAGGCGTGTGGGCACGAGCCTAGCCATAAGCTCGTGTCCCTCTATCACGACCTTGTGAACGAGGAAATTGGTGAACTAGAAGTCGCTCTGGCTACTTTTAATGCCGCAGAAAACAAAGATGAGGAAATACTCGCAAAGGCGGAAACTTTAGATGCCATCTGCGACTCTATCTGGGTTCTCATCGGTTTAGCCAGGGCGATGGACTTGCCACTTGACTGGGGATGGGATGAAGTGGCAATCACTAACTTTAAGAAAATTGACGCTGAACTCGGGATCGTCCGTAGAGATGAGAACGGGAAGATAATGAAACCAGAGCGGTGGGTTCCACCGGACATGGTGCGGATAATTAAAAATTATGAAGCTAGAAATAAAGCTGTTGAACTACCTTCAACGCAAGACCTACAAGACTCCTAAAGAGATAAGCGAATACTTCCTGTGCGACCCGACCTATTCTCGGCAGATATGCGAGAGGCTGTTCAGCCAAGGTTTACTAGAGAGACAGAAAGTAAACGGACGAAACTCGTATCGCTCGGTGAGTTTTACGCCACGGGGGAGGAAATCAGAATCATCTGTGAACGAGACTCAGAAATAAAACTAGAGGGGATAGCGGAGATGGTGAGCGGCTGGAAAGCCCTCAAGAAAAGGCGGGAGTTCGTGGACTCTTTTGAAAGACGACACGGGGAGTATTTGGGCGGGAAGTTGAAGGAGTTAGTCGCTAAGAAATTCTTTGCGAAATCTTCCTCACAACCCGCTTAATTTTTTGCATTACTGCTTTTTCAAACTCTGCGTCATTGTGCAGTCGTCGATGACAATTAGAGCAGAGCACCACACACTTCTTGATCTCCTCCATAGCGGCCCTAAAACGGCCCTGTCCGGCTAGGTAGTAGACCTTCTTATTACTGGGGTCGTGGACTACATGATGGAAGTCTAGCGCCTCTGGGCAGTCGTTATAGCCACAGTATTGGCAGCAGAGAGAAGCCTTATAAGCCTTGTACTTCTCTCGGAAGGACTGCTTTTGCTCCGCAGACCTCTTGATGATGGAGGCTTTATTTTTCTCGTAATGTCTACGAGACCAAATCTTTTGTTTTTCTGGGTCTCTGGTCGGCACTAGAACTCTTTGGGGTCGAATCCAAACTCAGCGCATATCTTCCCAGCGTGAGACTTAAACTCCTTCCCATGTTTATCCCAGTCCTTAAAACCGTCTTTGCAGAGCTTGAGGTGGACTATCTCATGGGCCATCGTTTTGACTAATGTGTCCAGATGACCAACTTTACACGACGAGATACGGATGACATGGGGTTCGTTCTCGTACTCCCCATAACATTTAGGATCACGAATCACCTGGAAGATCACCCTATCTGAAGGAGGCATCCTCCACCCTCTTATCGGGGGGAGTTGTATCAGGGTTTCGTAGACTATCCGGCAACTATCACTCGACAGGCGCATCTTTACTTCGGCCTGTTAGTGACTTAATTGTTTCGGTCTCCCATATCCTTAGAGCCGTCCAGATAATCGTAAAAAGGGCAGCAACTGCTGGGAGAACCTCGGTAAGAGTGCCAACTACAGTCACCACAGAAATGGCATCTACAGCGGTTTTAGCGGTCTCGTGATGACTCATATAATGCTCTTTCGTCTTTCCGTCTTTTGACTAGTCCGTTTAAGACCCTTCCCCCTGCCTTTGTCCACATCATAAAGGCTTCTGAGGCTCCTGCATAGTCACCTCTGTTGTGTTTCATTCTTATTGTTGATCTTTGCAGATTTCCTAAACCTACATTAAAAGCAAATGAAATGAGTGCATCTCTTTGACCAGGAGTAGTAATAGGGCACATTCTATCCACGCCTCGTGCAAACCTCGCAAGGTCTTGTTCAAGAAGTTCATTGATTTCCTTATCTGACCAGATTCTAAAGTCCTCTATTCTTAGAGGGTACTTCATACGATCCTGCATTTTAAGGATTGCTTGCTCTGGGTACATAAGTCTTCCAACACCAACAGTCCAAAGCAAAGCAGGACATCTATAAGGTTTGTTTCTTACGCCCTCATGGTGACGCAACATTTCTACCAATGTCATCGCTTAAACGCTTGTGTTCCGAACCAAAAGCTCACGATAGAGGAGACTATTAGCATCTCATCTTCAGAAAACACCAGGTCTAACGCAACCTTGAAATCCACGCTAGTCTGCATTGCCCACCACATAGCGACAAAGTTAAGAATGACTAATTCCAACACAAAGATGTAAGTGACTATCGGGCGAACAGAAGCACGAAGATTCGTTACCCATTTACTTGCACCTTCGCCAATCTTTGCATCATGGGCAAGGGCCGCTTGAATAGTGTCCGATTGAGACTGGATAGCAATTTGGTCAGTTCTGATCTCCTCGACCTTTTGCTGCGCTATGTACCCCTCTCGGGCCATAGCAAGTTCTCTCTCGGTCTGCATCTGAGCCATTGCAAGCTCGTGCTTCTTGTCCTGCCTATCTTGAAAAAAGTCTAGGATTTTAGGTAAGCCACCAGCAAGGAACGATACAAGAGTAGTCAACAGCGTAATCATTAAAACTTACCTTTCGTGATGGTGAACCAGATAGCACCGACGATAATTAAGACTAGAAAGCCCATAAGAATAATCAGCCAAAACCATAGGAGACACTTCTCTATGAGACTGTCTCTTTCTGCTTCTTTCTGGAGTTGCTTGCGGATTACTGCGGCTTTTGCGGCCTCCCGCTTGTGTCTGGCTTGAACTTGAAACTTCAGCCAATCTTCCCAGAGTCCTGGGCGACCTTGAATAATCATCAGGTCTTTGAGTTCCTTCTCTTTTTGCTTCATTTCCTCAAGAGCGAAGAACTCCTCTAGGTCGTTCCTCTCGCTCTCGGGCTTTTCTTCTATCTTCTTCTGTAACTCGTTCTTAGCGGAAAACCATTCTATGACTGCCTTACCAGCAGACATTATCTCGCCACTATTCTGAACCGCCTCCTTGATGACAGCAAAGGCGGCATTTGCAGCCGCAAGTTCGACTAGCATGATTCATCATTCTTGGACTAGCCATGAGGTTGTTGCTTCATCCCATGTATACATTTGCCCATCAGTAGGCATAGCAACAGGAGCGTTCCATTGGGCGGTGTCATTGTCTAGCACCCAAGACGGAAAAGGCTGGGGTGGCACAAACGCATCAATGTCAGCGTTATAGGTGTAGCCGATTCCAGCGTAGTTTTTACGCATATTCCCGTTGTAGGAGGTTTGCTTCCACTCTCCACCAAAGAGTCGCTCACAGAACGCAGCACCGATGTATTCCTTCTCGACACCAGCGGCATCAGCGCAATCTTTGTTATCAACCACAATGACTTGGGTGACTACTCCGTTTTCAATCTTAGCGAAATGAGCCATCTAATTCTCCAATCTGCAATCCAGTCAAACTGACTTCCTCTCCTACATTGCCAACAGGAAAGGTGTTAAACGACAAACTGATACGGGTCTGGTCGCCTTGTACTGTTTCGACCATGTGTTCTAGGCTTGATGGGAATAGCACCAAGTCTCCAGTGCCAACCTCAAACCACCATGACTCAGAGTTCCAGATGTTCCAATTCTCAGGAGGCAATTTAATCTGCTGGAAGCCAGCCTTGTAGAAGTAAATCTTGTCTGTCTCCCGATTGGCTTGCGGGTAGAAGACTCCTGAGACAAACGAATTGGGATGAGCGTGTTTGTGATGCCATTGCCCAGGCTCGGTGTAGTTGCACCACGACTGCGTGATCCGCAGGTTGACCTTGTGCTTGGGGTTGTGAATCGTAGCGAAGTAGTCAGACACGCTCGACTCAATGAAGTCCCGCAATTTGGTCATCGCCTTGTGGCGCAGGATCGTGTTGTTGACCGATGTGACATTGCCCATATTGGGGCGAGTCTCTTGGCCCTTGATGAAGTCAATCTCTTTGTCGGTCAGGTCACGGTCTAACTTGTAGATACCGACTGGCTGCGGGAATAGGTTATGAATCAAGTGCGGCCTCTATCATCTTTTGTTGACCAGCAATCTGCTCAATCTGCTCTGGTAGCCAGATAGTGTCTATGGAGTCCTCGAACTTCTTAATCTTGTCCATCGTGTCCTGCACTTCTTCCCATGTAGGGCAAGGTCTAGGGTCATCCCAACGGGTGAACATGGTGTTTGAGATTTCCCACTTAGCACCAGGGCGAAGTAAGTGCATCGCTGTGTCGATGCCAAAGAGTGTGTAGATTTTTGTCGTCATTGGTTTGTCTTAATGATTACGATTCCAGAGCCGCCAGAAGATTGAGTTACGGCAGTTGTTGTATAATTACCTCCAGCTCCACCGCCACCGCCTGTGTTTGCAGTTCCGTCTTGGCCTTTTACTTGAGTGGCTGGAAATCCAAAAGCACCATCTCCACCGCCTCCCTTTTGTGAACTAGTAGAAGTACCACCGCCTAACCCGCCAGCGGTTGTTGAAGTTCCTCCAGCACCGCCTCCCCCACCACCTGCGTAATACACAGTCGTTCCACTAATGCTTGATGCAGTAGCCACACCACCGTCACCTCCAACAGTTCCAGGGGATGTTGCTGCTGCGCCAGCACCTCCGCTCCCCCCGCCACCTCCACCCGATCCAACATAATTAGGAAACGAATTAACCTGTACTCCGGCCCCACCATTATTTCCTTGAGATGGGCTTACTGAAGGAGTGTTACCAGACCCACCTGTTCCCGCTGCTGTGGTAAAACCACCTCCACCTCCACCACCCGAGCCGCCATTTAATCCATTACTACTTCCAGCGCCCCCTCCACCGCCACCAGTTGAAGTAATGGTGCTAAATATAGAGTCATTACCCGAGTTAGATGGAGAACTAGCCCCGCTTACTCCAGCGCCTCCTGCGCCAACGGTAATCGTGTACTCCGTTCCTGCGGCCACACTAAACCCTGTACCTGTGCGAAAACCTCCTGCACCACCACCACCGCCCCTACCAGAGCAAGTACCACCCCCACCAGCAACCACAAGGTAGTCAACAGAAGTCACACCTGTAGGACATACCCACTTGGTCGAGGATTTGAATGTGAAGATAGTCTGAGCAGGAGCAGTGTATTTGAGGATAACTATGCCAGAGCCGCCTGAGCCGCCAGCAGCGTATGCAGTTTGATAATGACCACCGCCACCTCCGCCTCCAGTATTTGTGCCACCAGCAGTTCCAGCGTTGTTGCCACCAGATGCGCCAGCGTTGCCACCACCACCAGTCCCCCCTGACCCCGGAGTGCTTGTTCCTTCAGCAGCACCGCCCCCACCGCCAGCATAGGTAACAGACGAACCAGAAATAGTCGAAACAGAACCGTTGCCTCCATTTCCCCCAACTGATCCAGAACCTGAAGTGCCCGCACCTCCTGCGCCACCACCCCCACCGGAAGCGTAATAAGGTGCAGCGTTGTTGCCGTTGCCACCGTTGTTGCCTTGGCTTGGACTAACAGATGGGGTATTTCCAGCACCTCCCGGCTGCGCTGCTGATCCACCGCCACCAGAGCCACCGTCCCTGCTAGTGGTATTACCGCCACCGCCACCGCCAGCGGAGGTAATGGCAGACGGGGAGTTACCAAAAACAGAATTGGTTCCTGTGCTACCGCCTGAATTTGGCGTAGGGCCACCAGTTCCGCCACCGCCCACCGTAACTGTGTAATCAGTTCCTGCGGTAACAGAAAGTCCTGTTCCGGTTCTAAAGCCACCAGCACCACCACCGGCATAGTTTGACCCACCACCACCCCCACCAGCGACAACAAGATACTCAACCTCGGTCACACCAGTCGGGCAAGTCCAAGTGCCAGATGCAGTAAAGGTTTGGATGACTGTGTAGCCACCGCCTTGGAATAAACCAAAACCATAAGCTCTAGCGGTAGCAGCAGCAACGGCAGAAAGAATAGGCATGGCTACCTCTTAGGCAAACTTAGATTGAGAAGCAAATACTGTAAATGTCGCACTTCCTGTCTTCACTATATTTAGAACATAGTTGTCAACTGAGTTAGCATTTCCAGCCGTCGGTGCAGTTCCACCTTGCCATTTGGGGGTTACATTCGATCCATCAACCTGGAAGGTCGTGGGTCTATAACCCGTTGATCCATTAGTAACCAACAGAGCAATTGTAGCAGATTGACCCGTAGACAAGATGGAATCTAGCGAGTTACTAGAATCACCTCGGACATTAAATGTAAAGTTCTTGTCTGCGTTAGAAGTATAGAACTGTACCGCTTGGGTAATCACATCAAAGTTTGTAGTAGTGGCAGGAGCAGAACCCGTCGTGGTCACAGTCTCAAATAGAGCCTTGATAGTTCCACGACTACTCAAGACCGCTACACCAGAGACCGTCAGCGCACCGCCAATAGAAACATTACCAAGGGCTGAGAGCGTACCTGTAAATGTCGAGGCTCCCGTGACTCCTAGAGTGCCGCCTACAGTTGAATTACCCGTCACCCCTAGAGTCCCAGAAGCAGTCACATTCGTCGCTGAGAGGGTGTTTAGAGCCGTCGCACCAGTTACATTGAGGTTGCCACCGATAGTCACCGGATCACTGTCAGTTCCGGTCTGGAACCGCTTGAGTGCCGCCATGACCTCTCGGATAGCGTTGTTGATCCCAGAAGGAGCACAACCCTCAGCGATGTTTACATTATTAACATCGGTGTTGTCGTTAGCGGTTGCTGAGTATTCAGAAATCTTTGCTTTTGTCACGATTTACTCCTGTGGGGCGAATTGAGGGCCTAAAACTGGCAACGCAGAGCGGAGACCAGGCCCGAGTTGGGATAAACTTCTTAATGCTGTTTGACCAGGCCGTGTATACAACCCTGTTAGCAAGCCAGGAATAATTAAGCTTTCAGGCGGTACTCCAGCATAACCGCTTCCTACTGCACCAGTAAGCCCAAGAGCAGCTAAAGTCGTTCCTATGCGCTCAGGAGTACCAGAATCAGGAACCCTTGTCCCCATAACCTCACGAGCTGCCTCTGCGGTTTTCTGCATACGGGCTTGACCACGAGCAAACCCACCTTTACGCATAGTGCTATCTAATGCTCTAGTGGCGCTAACCAATTGCTCTGGGCTAAAAACACCTCCAGGGATTCTTGATGATGCAGCAGCGGTTTGAACTCTAAGGAAGTCCGCATAAGCGGCATTTGCGGCATTGATTTGACCAGTTTTGTCTTGAGACCCAATGATTCCCCTAATGTCAGCTTTAATCGCCTGCAAAGCCTCTCCGATAGTTCTATCTTGAGCCGTCATAGAACCAAGGTACTTGGACTCTTGTTTCCCAAGGTCTGAGTCAATGCGCTTCAAAGTTCCGCCAGGAATGATTTTGTTCTCTGGCATCAAATCAAGAACATTTTTCTTAACAATTTTTTCTAGTGTTTTTGAGGCCTCATCAGACAACTCACTAGAAAATTGAGCAACCCTGCTATTGATGTCATCCCTAAATTGTTGGCTTACAGGAAACTTGATTGGTGCAAGTGCTTTTGTGTAAGCCTTGGAGATTTCTTTGCCAACAAAGTCAACTGAACCTCTAGTATCAAATGCCTTTGGGATTTCGTTTTTAGGGCTAACTTGCTTCAGAACATTAGTTAGAACGCCTTTATTAAACTCTTGGAAGCTACGAAGTTCTGCTTGCCGAACAACCTCTCCAGCAATAGGAAGGCTCTTAAGCGACTCCTCGACCCGCTTTACTGTTCCGCCAAGTTGTTGCCCAGGAGTTAGTTGAGTGACATCAACGCCACCACGCTGAAGGGCCTGCAATTCTGGCGTAGCACCGCCAGGAGTTCCCATTCGTGCAAAAGGAGAGGCAAGAACATCAAGAATCGGGCCTGCAATTGCCCCTGTACCAGCTTGCAAAGCCTTTTGCTCGGCAAAATCACCCTCTGTTACCGGAGTCATTAAAGATGCACCGCCACCAACAGCAGCAGATTGCAAAGCAGTAGACTGACCGACTCTAGGTATCTGACGAATCAAAGACGGGAGATTACCAGCAAACAAAGCCGTCGCTGGGCTTGCAACTATTCCAGCAATTCTTCCAGCCTCCCCGCCAGGAGTCGCTTTAATGCGCTCCTCACGCTCACGGATAATTTGGTCTATTGTTTCTTCGCCAACACCAAGACCCTTAGAAACAAGTTGGGCAACCCCAAGGGCTGGCTCAACAAACATACCTCCAGCCATCTCACGAGTAAAAGGCTCAAACTTTGCGGCTTCAACCATTCTCTCAAGAAATGACTGTTGCGGTTGAGGTTGCGCTTGTTGTTGCGATTGAGGTTGTTGCGCTTGTTGATAAAGTCTTGCGGCTGCTGAATTTATTTCCTCTTGCGACATCGACGCAGGGAAAGCAACCTCTCCAACGCCAGGAATGTCAACAACGATTTCATCCATTATTCAACCTTTCCTGTCGCTGGGTTATAGCGAAGCCGTTGACCAGAATTTCTGAGTTCTATCGGAGACAGGATCTGATCTAGTCCAGTACCTTGCAATGCACTCTTTGGAATTTGCTTGTATCTTTCATTCCACCTAGAAACAGATCCACGAGCAACTTTTTCTTCAATTTCTATCTGACGCTTCAAAGCATCAGATGTGAACTCAATGTTACCCAAAGTTGCTTTCTCCAAAAACTCCCTATCTCTGTCTGTGAATCCTTGCCCAGCGCCAAGACCAGAAGCACGAACATTGTCTAGCGTTGCTTTTGCTCGATTTGCAAACAATCTTTGTGTGTTGGTAATAATTTCGTTGGTATCCTTACCAGTAATACCCAAAGCCTGACCAGCAGCAGCAATTCTTAATTTATTGTTCGCAAATGACCCAGTGAACACCTTACCTTGGTCTAGCAAATTCTTTGTTTCTTTAATTGTGTCTAGTTGGCTAGGCGCTGATTGAGCGGCCTTGTAAAGATTTAAGTCTTCTGTCGCAAGACCAGAGGCAAAAGTTTCCCCATATTTTTTCTCTGTCCCAGTGTATACGGGAACTGTTACATTTGAAGCGCCAGCTCTTTTCATTGCGGCAGCAGAAGCGGCTAATTCTGGGTTAGCAGCAAAAATCCTTGCTGATCGAACCGCCTCTGGCTCTTGTTGAAATTGAGTCTTTGCATACTCCTCTGGGAAAAGAGTAGCCAGTTCTCTTTGCCCTTCTGGAAGGGTTTCCGCAAGCCTAGCCAAAGCAGACTGTCGAGAAATCTCTTGTTGGCGCTTGCGTTGCGCCTCCTGCAGTTGCTGAGAGACAAGAATGTTTTTAAGCGTCTGATCAAACGACCCTTGGTACGCTTGCATAGCCTGTGGGCCAGCTTGGGCGAGTATCTGACCAAACCCAGGGCGGGGTTGTCCTCGTTGACCTTGGGAAGCACCCAAAAGCCCAAACCCAAGACTCATTAGCCCTTGTTGTTGCGCTCTTTGCTGTGCTAGTGCTTGTTGCTCAGGAGTCAGCAGACTCGCCAAAATGTCATCCATTACACGGCCCCGTAATTTGTTAACAGAGAGATAGTCGGCTCAAAGTTAGCCTGTCCTGATATGGGTTGCTGTCTTTGATACTGAACAGGAGGCGCTATTTGTTGAGGCTGACCACCAAGCAAAGAACCACCAAGTCTCAACATATTTGACAAGTTAGACCCAGCCAAAAGTCCCGCTTGAGGAGTAAGGTTCATAGCCGCAGTCGGGAAGATTCCAGTAGAGCCTAAAGCCCCTCCTACTGCACCAGCATAGGTAGGTAGACTAGAAGCCGCCAACCCATAACCAGAAGTCGCTGGCATGATCCCGTAAAGACCACTAGCACCAGCCGCACCAGGGGTCAAACCTGTTGCTCCGGCTACACCCATCGGAGCACCGCCTAAAAGCCCAGATGCGCCTCCAAGAGTATTCCCGAGGTAAGCGCCACCAGCACCCATAAGAGCGCCTGTGAGTGGGTTTTTACCACCTAAAGCAGCCGCACCAGCGCCTATAAGTCCACCGCCCAAAAGAGTCGCAGTCGTACCAGAAGCACCAAGCATCCCACCCAAAGCAGTACCAATCCCAGGAAAGGCAACCATAGCAATAGGAGCAGCAATAGGAGCGACTTGCTTAACAACATTACCAACGCTCTTAACTGCGCTACTGACCGCTTTGCCTACTGATTTGACTGCCTTACTCATAAGTTCCTCACATAAGATAAAGAGTGGGTTTGTCTTGTAAACCCTAGCCTCTTAAACATCCTGACATACCGCTCGTCCATAAAAGTCTCTAGGAAGACACAAGCCATTGCTATGTCATCTGACTTTATCCAGTCAGTCATCTTCCTAAGTAACTTGTAGCCTTCTCCGGTCTTGCAGTAAAACATCAGGACGGAGACTTGATCTTCTGCGAACCAGAACCCGTTGTGCTTTATCGCTACAACAGCGCCCTTTACCCCGTTCATGTCGGAGACCCACACAAATCCAGACTTCATGGACTCCTGTATGGCGGTTCTCATTCTTGGCCTACATATCGTTAAAGGCCAATCTTCCTGACTAACTGACTCGACAGCCAGTTCTACTATTTGTGGGATGTCCTCGTTTTTAGCGGGACGCAACACTTTGTTGGGCCACTCCTACCAAACCAAGGATTGAAAGCACAAATCCGGTGTCAAACTCAGCCGGAGCGTCTTGCTGGTCAAGAAGCCCTGCCGCCAAAAGGTATTGAATAAAGTTAGAGAAGTTAGCAGGATCGGCTAAGGTTTGAACCGTTATCGCCCGTACTTCGTCAACCTCGGCTTGGGTTACCCCATCTTGCTGTATCGCAGCAATAAACTCGGCAACATCCTGGGGGGCTTCCCTCTGCACGAGGTCTGCCATGAAAAGTTCAAGTTCTTCGTTCATTAGAATAAAAGCCCCGCTAGACCACCAAGACCAGCCCCAATAACCGGAGCAGAAATACCACCCAGAGAACCGCCAATTGCTTGGCCCAACCCAGCACCAAGCGCAGCCCCACCAAGCGTAGAGCCAAGTCGGTTAACTTGGGCAGGGGCTTGTTGCGGAGTAACAGAACCCGCCATCGGGTTCCCATAGACCGCAGACAAGTAAGACTGAAGTTGTGAGTATGGGAGTTGCTGACCGAACTGGAATCGGGAGATTTCTTCTTGGAGGGGTTTGGCAGCGATAGCCTCTCTTGCCGCACCAATTTGAGCCAACTGCTCTGAAGGCAAGAATTGTTGAGCATAGAAACTTGGGGCCAAACCACCAAGAGTGGCTTGTTGTGCAATTGCCTGTTGCTGAAGCGCCCGTTCACGAGCGTAATCAGATGCAGAAATTTGTGCAGAAATGTCACCTATTGCACGACTTGTGGCTTCTTGAGCGGTTCCTAGCGCCCTCTCCATTGCACCGGAACCATAACGACCAGCACGAGAGTATGCAGAGGCAATCCCAGGAAGGGTTTGCTGTTGGAACTGTTGGGTTAGTGGGCGGGTGGCTGATTCAATAGCGCCTTGAAGGAACGGATTTGACCCTAAAAAGCCACCAGCGGCTGTGTACCCTGTCTGACCTAGTGCCTGTCCGTAAGCCTGTTGTGCGGCTTGTAGTTGAGGGGAAGCAGTACGGGCAATTTCCTCCTGCCGAGCAAGAGCGTCTAGCGTCTGCTGGGTTGGAGAAACATACATCTGACCTGGAAAGAGTTGGGGTTGGTTCTGCCCAAAGAACAGTTGCTCTGCCCTCTGGAGTCCCATCCCAAGATAAGGACGAAGCGTAGGATCAATATTTGATCCTTCTGCACCGCCACCAGTTCTTAACCCAGGAAGCCCAGAAATGATATTGCTAGGAGTGGAGGCGACTGTAGAGACAGGCTGAGGAGCAACGCCACCAGAACCAGGGTTAATAACACCCAATGCACCCTGATTTACTAGCTGCGGGATCATATTAGAAATCGTTGCCATACTCTATCCTATCAAAATATAAGCGTAAGTTTTATCTGCCGTTGCGTTGGCAAAATGGGAAATAACAGCACTTCCCTTCGTTTGGGACTCTACATAAATGTTTGAATACGCAAGTGGGGAAACAAATTTAACTGTCAAAACAGCAGCGGGGATCGCTGGTCTTGGGATAGCCCCATCAGCAGCCAAGTGCTCAAGAGTTACATCTGTGCTTGAAACCGCACCAGCAATCTGTATATAGTCGCCAGCGGTTAGCAATACATGAGTTACCCCAGCACCGACAACATGACTAGGCTCACCAGCACTTTTTCTCGGTGGCAAATAAAAGCGTCTGCCAGAGTTAGTAATGTCGCTTCCGTTCTTACGAAACCACACATCTGCATACTGCCCGTCGTTAGACAAATTTGCTAATTGAAGGTTGTATGTAATTTCGTAAGTACCCGTATTTCTAACATTGATCCTAGTGGTGTTAGACAGATAAACACCGCTTGATTCTTCTGTCGAGTCCCACTCAACTAATGCAGTTGTCCCTGTACTAGCAGCAGTCTGGTCGTTGTTGTTGGTGAACTCACCATAAGGCGCACCATCTGATTCAGCCGCATCCGAGAACGGAATCAGGA